TAGGAATGCGTCCATTGAAATCAACTGGGGCTTTCTTTCCTTCAAAACCATACTTATATTTCAAAGCGAATGTTGGGCTAGACAATACATACAAGAAATTGTCAGCTGTTGAACCATCGGCAGAACCTGGGCTGTAGTCATCTACATACCAGTCAATGTTTCTAAACTTGCATCCAGCAAATCCAGCTTTCAAATCGTCTTCACGTGCGAAACGTTGCTGAGACTGTTGAGAAGCTAAGAACTTGTCTTGTACGAATGAATTTGAAATCATTACGTCTGGAGCGTATGACCCAACTGCATCTCCTGCACCTTGGCCACGAGCAATTAGAGTACCAACAAGAGTGTTCAAGTTAGCAAAATTAATTGTGTTAGTGGTTGAATCAATTTCGGTTAACCAAGTTGTTGAATCGTTTAAATCAGTATTAGTAATACCACCGTAAGCCGTTCCAGAGGCAGCGGTTACGTCACCAAGTCCGTTGATTGCTTTACCGTTAGAGTCTGATCCGTTACCATGTAATGCTTGTGCATAGGTACGCTTTGCAGTTCCAGCAGCTAAATTAACCTTTTCAACTAAAAGTGATTTGATTGCATTAGCTGTGTCACCAGTTCTTGTAATGTCATCAAGAGTGATAGACACGTTGTAGTTTTGGTATTTGAAATCAAATTCTGCAAAACTTAATTGTTGGGACGCTGATAAATCCAATACATCAAACTTTCCGTCGATAAATCCATCGGCTTGGTTTTCTGCAATTTGTACAGGTTGCTGGATTTTAGACCCACCTGAAACATATTCTAAATTTGGTTTTTTAGACATCATGCTACCAAAGGCAGAAGATGTTAAAAATTGATCGGGCATAATCTTATCAAAAGCATTATGTGCGACCGCTTGAATTTCGTCTAACTGTGCTGCTGTTAAAGCCATTTTTTATTCTCCTTTTTTAATCCGGTACAACAGAATCAAGATCTGCTCGTAAATCATAATTTTTTGGAGGATTTGCCCCCGCAGTTGGAACTTTATTGCTACCAGTAACCACACTCGGCGTTGCTTGTGCTTTGCTTAATGCTTGTTCTGCTGTTTTTGTTCCATGCTCTTTTATTATTTGATCGAACGCTTGGGCCTTAAATGCATCAAACCATAAATGCTTAGGGATTTTTGCTTCATTCATAAAATTAGCGAATTGCTCTTTATCCCAACCAACTCCATATTGATCAGTTAACTTATCAATTTTGTTAAAAGCCTCATTTTGCTGTTGAGTTTCGTAATGTGACAACGCTTGATTTTCAATCTGTTCTTTCCAAGATAACAAATCATTTAACCTGTCATCCTGAATATTAGTTTGTGGCTGTACTTGTTCTTGTTGACCGTTATTGTATTTATTTAAGACGTTTTCTATATCTGGCCCAATTTGAGGATGATTAAACAATCCTTCAATTTGCGAATAGTCGTCTTTGTATCTTTGAAGTTCTTCAACTTGAGATTTGTAGTCATTAATCTGCTTGTCAAAGTCACCTTGTCTTTTTTCATGATAACGTAAAGATTCATACATTTTGTTTGGGTCTTTGCCCCAGTGTGATTCAAAACGCTTATCTCCTTCCCATGAATTGTTTGACTCGCTTTCAACTTGTCCATTTTCGTTGCCCGAAGTGTCAACACTATTGCCTTGCTCAAAAGTAATTTGGGTGGCTTTTGGTTGGACTTGCTCCGGTGCAACATCAGCTTGGATGTCTTCTGCCATCGGTTTTTCCTCCTAAAATATTTTTAAGATAGTATTTTATCGAGTTCAAAAAACGGGTCTGTCTTCATAGCGCTGTCCGAGTCGTTTTCTGGTAACTGTTTACCCGTTATTCGAACAATACAAGAATCAAGAGCCATAATTGCCTCTTTAGTACTACCTTTAGCTATTGCGTCCTTGGCTTCCTCTAGTTTTGAAACCAATTCCATCGGCGTGTATCCGCCAAAATCTTCAAGAGTATATTGTAACTTAGACTCTTTTTCAGTCTTTTCGTTTTTATTTTCTTCATACTCTTTTTTATCTTCTTTATAATCGTCTTTTTCAGGCTTTGACCCACCAAAAACAATCATAATCCCTTCTTTTTTATCTTTATGCATCTGTTGGTCCTTCAAGAATCTCAATTAATTCATCTTTTTTTAATCCGCTATAATCACGATCAGGAAATGCAGTCTTAACCAATGAAATCAATTCATCTTTTTTTAATTTAGTTAAATCAAAAATAGATTCATCAACAACTTCTTTTGTAACTGTTTGAGCTACTTCTTCCATGATTGTTTCAGTCTTTTCAATTTCAATCTTATATTCTTCAAAAAGTTCACAAACCAAACTTTGTGGTAGTATAATTGTAGCTTGATCGAATTTAATTTTGTAATGGGTTTCTTGATATCCCATCTGTCCAGCAGGTAATATGCCATCGCAATAGAAACTTAAATCAATATCTTTTTTAAGCTGTATGGCTTGTCCATATCTTAATTCCATACTGAAATCATATATTCCGAATTTACAAAATGCATTTACTTTTTTTTAACAAAATGTAAAATAAAATTAACAAAATGTTTAAAAAAAAATAATGAACATATAAAATTCTGATTGTATTATATGTTTATGGACAACCCCTTTATTAAATACCTGAATAATTTATTGTCTCAGGCTAAAGCAGGGCATAACACCAAACAACTAAAAAAATATAAGCGTTATTATGATGGTTCGTTTGAACCTATTACTGGCGTTGATCGAGATGGAAATACAACGCTTGGTAGTTTTGGACAAGGCAACGCTTACTATAATGTTATAAAGCCAATCGTTGAAACTAAGGCTACAACCGCTTTGGATGCAATGATTACGACGAACGTCAAACCTGCTAATCTATCACACCAGACTTTTGATAATCTAAAGCAATTAGAATCAATCGCTGATATTTTGAATGATTGTTGGGAAAACATTAAAAGAAGTTCGGAATTACCGAACATCTCACAAAAAGTAATGCGTGATGGGGCAATCTATGGCGTAGGGATTGCAAAAGTTATATGGAATCAGTCAATTAATAATGGGTTAGGTGATATAAGAATAGAGCGTGTTAGTCCATTAGANTTTTACCCTGAACCAACNGCAACAAACATTGAAAACTGTAACTATATATTTGTTAAACGTGTTATTAGTCGTTTTGATTTAATTAACCAATACAAAAATAAACCTGAAATTCTAAAAAAGATTGATGAATTAAGCTCACCATCGGCAACTATCGACATGGGAGAGCCTACAAACAAGGTTGTTGCTGGTAAAGTAACCGCTAACGGTGTAACTACCGGTAGTGAAATGTATCTAAATCAAGGTAGTTTAAAACCTAGTGGAACTGAACATAATATTGAACTTTGGGAATGTTACTTAAAAGATGATACCGTTTTAGTTCCTTTGGATGATGAATCAGAACAAGATCGGGAAATGAAAACCGAGGAAAGGTTTAAATACCCTAATGGACGTTTAATCATTTTTAGTGGTGAGGAAATATTAGAAGATCGGCCAATAGATTACCCTTTTGGTTTTCCTTTTTCAACTTATTCACCAACACAAGCTGATTCTCTTATGGGGCAGGGTGACGTTGAAGATTTAATGCAAATACAAACACGTTTAACCAATGCTTACGCAAAACTTCAAGAGTTAATTATAAAATACAAATCAATGTTGATCGTTCCCGAAAACTACCGAAGACAGTTTCAAGGGAATTTTGATATTATTGGAAGCCAACCAGGTGATCCAATGACACAACCAATGTTGGTTACTAACAAGTTGACTAATGATATACAAATTATGAGACAGCATATACAAGACTTAAAACAGGATGCTTATAAAATAGCTCGTATCAATGAGATTATGCTATCAGGTGAACGGCCTGTAGGTGTTAATAGTGGTCAAATGGTTAGAGATTTAATTGAATCACCAATGTCATCCATTCGAGAGATGCAACGTAATTTTAAAAACTTCTTAACCGATATTAGCAATAAAGCTGTTGTCTTAATTCAGTTATATTACAACCAGCCAAGAATTATACGCATGGCAAGCGGAACACAATTTGCCTTAATGGAACCTAACGAAATGGGTGAAATGGAAATAAACATATTTGATCGTGACATGAAAACAGACGAATTAGAGGCCATTGATAGCATTAAATCTGATTTAACCCTCGGGGAATATGAAGTAGAAATAACCGCTGGAAGTTCATTGCCACAATCACAATCAGCAATAGCTGCAACCACCATGCAATTAGCTCAACAAGGCATTTTTGGGGATATCAATAATCCGGACGTTAAAGAGCTAATACTAAAAACTTTAGATTACCCAAATTACCGAGCAATTATTAACAAAATAAAAGAAGAACAAGACGAACAAGCGCAAGTGCCATTGCCTGAGCCAGATTTTAACGCATACATAAAAAACGTAAACATGAGCTTAAAAGATATCATTGAATTAATTCGTGTATTACCTATTGAGCAACAAGTATCGGCAATCAGTACCATAACAGATAGTTTAGGGCTAACAATGCCACAACCGCCAATGCCTGAAACTTCAATGGAACTAACAGAGCCAGAACAGCAATCCCCTGAAACTTCAATGCAAGATTCTATTGCTAATTATGATCTTACAGAACTCCCAAATTTTATTAATAGTATAGGATGATGTTAAGTGCGGAAGAAAAGTATAAACGCTATGACAAGCGTACTAATAAAAAAATGGCTGACTATAATCGCTCCGGTGGGAGTGTTGCTAGTCCTGTTCGGGATGTTAGTAAAGCTAGTCCGACGCGTAAGCTAACACGCGGTAAATTCTTATTGCGTAAAGCAACACAAATTCTAAAACAAAGCCACCCACTAAAAGATAAACAAGGTAGGCCAACACCGGCAGCAATGCAATTTAAGCGATGGGATGCTCCCATACCTAGTAATTACGATTCAGTTAGACGATTAAAACAAATCGGACAAAACATCGTAAAACGCTATAAAAAAAATTAGTTAGCAATTGGCCTACATTTAAAAGATATACAAAAAAAACAAAGGGTGTAGGCCAAAATATGATTACTCATCTACATTATACTACGCATTAACATATAGTATCAATTCTTTTCTATCTTTTAATAAATTACTAATTGCATTATAGACTTCAACATCATTTTCTTTTTTAGATATTCCAATACAACCTCTCGTTCCCTCTGCATTGCCGTCTGGGTGTATTAATAAGCCTGTGCGATCTGTTTGAAATTGTGGATTGAGTCTAGCTACCCAAGGAAATTGTCTACCTGTATACGCCTCTGTTTTACCTTTAATCGGATCCAATTTGTAGCAATAATCAATTATGTACATACCCTTCGGCAATGCTCCATTTCCATATTTACCGCTGATACATTCCCATTGCTGGTCACCGATACATAAGTTTCCTAGTTTTGTTTTATTAAACGTATCAACAACATCAAAAATAAGATCGTATTCTAAAGGGGTGGAATTCGACCGCTTTAAATTATCGTCTTCCTGACGTTGGGAAAACGTTCCATCATTGTCATTTACCGTTTTTTTTTAAGTTTATCGATTGAACCGCCAAGAAAAATACGTAACACATCTTTTAAACCAAGTGTTGAGACAAGTATGCCCACAATTCCAAATTCAAACCACCATGCTGTATCGTTTAGAGCTTTCCAACCTGCTGCCATTGTTGTTTGTGTAGCTGGAATAAACGTTAGAATCATAATCAAAAAGAAGCCTAGAATAATAAACTCGTCTATCAATGATTCACGTCTATTTTTCAAAACTTGCATGTCATAAGTCATATCGTTGGCTGCTTGTGTTTCTTGTTGTTTAATTTGTGATTTTAATTTAGCCACATCCAGATCAATTTTAGCTTGTTGAATATCAAGTTTACCTTTTTCCTTTATCTCTTTAATTTGTTGATCTTTCTTAACAACATCTCCAACCGTACCAACAACCGAGCCTACAAGATTGCTAATTATGTTAAACATTTTTTACATTCCGTAGGCATTAATTCAATAACGTTATACAGAACTCCATTTGTTAACTCGTTAGCTATTTTAATTACTTCCGATATTTGAGCAATCGTCAATTCTTCTTTCCCACCTTCTTTTTCACATACCATTTTATTAAATTTAGTTATTTTCATTTCGTTTTCCTTTTTTTTTGTATTAGTTAATGTTAATCCAGAAAGTGCCAAATTGATCATAAGATTCTACCCAATATTCCTCATCACAGTTCGGAACTATGCCATCCTTATATATAAAAAGATTATATTCTGCAATGGTGTAAAAACAAAAATCAAAATTAACAATTCCCAAATCTTTAATCATTTTTTCTTTTTTCTTTTTTTTATGCTGTATGCTATGGCTAACGCTTGTTTAATTGGCTTACCAGATTTTATTTCAGTTTTAACATTTTTTTTAAAAGATTTATTAGTTATATTATATTCTAATGGCATGGTCACTTCCTAAGTATTATATTTTTTATGCAGTGTATTAACGCTTTTATCAATAATGTCATCAAGTTTTTTTTTGGTTTTGTTTTCGTTGTAGCGACGGTTTTTGTCTGCTTCTTTTTTTAGTTGGTCATGCCCACCATAAACAAGTTTCTGTTTTTTCTCTATTTCTTTAATCTCTTGCATAGTCAGTTTACCACCTGTGCCTCGTGGGTCATCAAACTCTGTAAACCCATGTATTGATACGTTATGCCCACCAAAATACTGCTTCATATGTGTACTTAGGCATGATTCACAATTAACTATTTTTTTATCATTTATTGAAAATAATTCATCTTGAATATGTCCACATGACTGACATTTAAAGCTATACAGTATCATCTAACAATTCCTTTTGAGTTTTTAATTTCTTTTCTAAATACAATTTGAATTCATTTCTCATTTTTAAATCTTTACGCTTACAATTCAAAACGTTGTACGCTTCTGTTACACTCATCTTAAACTGACCTGCTAATTCATCACCGCTTGTATTGGTTTGATCATACAGTGCTTTTAACTGTTCTTTGGTAATTTCAGCTTCAATATATTTATTATTAATTAATTTTTTTACGTTGTTGGACACGCCTTGAAGCTCTGACCTTGTAGATTGAAACGCATTGTTTAATTGTTGCATTTGTTCATACAATCCATATCCATTGGTGTTTAATTTTAAGTCTTGCAATGCTTGATACACATCTTGATATAATCGAGTCAACTGTTCAACAGTTAATGCTTTATCAACCGATATATTTTGAATTGTTTTTAAGTGATTGTTCACTTGAAACTCAATACTATTTGCAATCTCTGTTTTTACTGTTGTCGAAATTCGTGCATCAATAGAATTATTTATATCCTTTAAAGACTTCTTCATTCTTGCCTCTAGTGTTCCTATTGCCATTTCTATGTTATCCATTTTTTATATACTCCTTTTATTAATATTTTTTAGGTTTTTTTTTGTTTTTATGCATTTTTAAACTCTCCCTTTTACGTAATCATCCAAGGTTGGCTTATCATCCATTAAACCCCAGTTAGCACTTGGGTTTTTAACTTCAACATTCTTTAAATGCCTAACCGCATATTGAACAGCATCGCATGAGTGATCGTTCTTTTTAACAACTTTGAACTGATCATCATTAGCGTGTAACTTGTCCACATACATGTAGTTTTTATGTTGGTCTATAACGTATGGAATGTTATCAAAAAAGAATAACTTGTTTTGAAATAATAATTGATTAACC